TACATCTTCAGCCCTCGTTTCTTCGGTGGCTGCATCATCCGCCTTGCGGATTGGACTTGCCGCTCCTGTTTCATCGGCTCTGCCGATTGGGACAAAGGTTTGCCGCACAGGTAATCGTTCAGGTCTTTATACCCGTGATAGTTGTGGGAGAAGTCACGAATGCGTCCGGCAAACTCGATTTCCAAATCATGGTACGCTTTCCTTCCTGCTTCGTCATTGTCGAGCAGGCAGTGGATGCGTTCATATCCGTGCAGCGCGTCAATGGCTTTGGAAACATTGGCTACAGAATTAAGGATGACGTAATCCTGCCTGTCGAGGTCAGGCATGCTCGGGCAGTTCCTCATTCTCAACGTAAGGAAAGAAAGATAGTCCGTCATGCCCTCGAACACCAGACATTTTTCCCTCGGTTCTCCCTGTTGCCGGATATGGCTGATGTCCTTCGGTGCAATGCAACCCTTGAAAAACTGGTTGCGCACCTCGTACCCTCCTGCCACATTCGGGAAGCCGATGGCGAAATAAGGTTTGCCGTTGTTTATGAAATGCAGTTCCTTGCACTCCGGCTTTGCCAATGCGGTATCTATTCCGCGCTCCTGCAAGTAGCGCAGCAATGCCGGATGGGTGAGTTCCCGTACCTCCAATTGTTGGAAGCTCGGTTCTGATGGTTGTTGGCAAAAAGAGAAAGACACGGGACGACTGTGCGGTGCCTGTTCCGCTATCTTACGGAGCAGATAGGGCATATGGTCAGAAGAATAAAGCTCCTGCGCCAAAGCGATGATGTTGCCGCCTTTGCCGATGCCGAAGTCGTACCACCTGTTGAGTTCGGTGTTTACCTTGAACGAGGCTTCCGTTTCCTCTCTCAATGGCGATTTGTACCAAAGACTGTTGCCCTGTTGCTTTACGGGCAAATAGCCCAGACTTTGCAGATAGTCTGCAATCTTGATTTGTTTTGCTTCTTGGATGTTCATGATATGATGTTTCTATGGATTTGATGATGAATGCAAAAACGATGATTTGATGAATAGGCGGTTTAATGTATTGATTTACATTTGTATATACTCTCATCAATTATTCATCAAAAACTCACGAAAAGAAAAATTCATCGTTTGAAGCATCGGGTATGGTCTGTCCGAACTGTTTTCTCTTTTCATCAGTGAGATACTTTTGATGAATGTTTGATGAGAAGGTAAACTTCTATATCTCAGTATATTTATATCCTTATTCATCATTTCATCAAAATAATCAGAGTGTTTCCAAAAATCCCCTTGTCACGGTATAGAACCGTCCTGTTTTCCGCATGGGCGAATAGTGGCATTCCCGTGTGAAGTCCACCTGATAGGTGGTGTAGGTAAGCGTATTGGGTGCAGGAGCAAGTTTCCAGCACTCTTTCAAGACCTTGCGGACTTGGCATCTGTCCGCTTTTACCTGTGAGTGTTGCAGCAAAAGGAGAATGTCGTTGCAGTCGAAAGAGAGAGCGTCCGTACCGACACTATCCATGATGTCAAGTATAAGCTCGTGCATTTCTATCTCCAGTCGGTTGCGGTTGCTACGGATAATCTTCCGCAGGGCTTCGGTATGCAGCAGCGAGGGCGCAAACCACATACGGCTCTCCTTTTCGGTGGAGAGGCTTCTGTGTTGTAAATGGTAAAGAAAGGCAGGAATCTCCGCTTTCAGTTTTTGCAGGAATTCGGTATCATCGGATTGCAGTCGGTCTATCCTGCGCACCCAATAGCGTGTTTCCCCTGCGTCGATGATGACAGGCAGATACTCGTTGTTGGAACACAGCACGAATTTGGCGAAGAATGCTATCTCGTCACGGTCTTTGCCTTTGGCTTCCACTTTGTAGGAGAGAGTGGTGCTCAGGTTCTTCAACCTCTCGCTGTCCTCCCTGCGGTTGAGCAGCACCTCGTCCACCACGATAAGGAGCTTCCCTGCCCAGTCGGAATTGAACTGGCTGCGGAAGTCCTCATTGGTGTTGAATGTCACGTTGTTCTGAAAAAGGGCTTTCAGAAAGTTCAAAAAGGTGCTTTTGCCTGTATTGCGTTCCTCCGACACCAACAGCAGGATTGGCAGTTTCTGTATGGGTTGCAGGTAGAGCAATTGGAGATAGTCCATCCCCAGCTCGTATTGTTCCCCGAAGATGTGCCGTATCAGAGATTGGATATGTGGGAACTCGCCCTGTATAGGTCGGTGGTCTATCGGCTCATAGAGGTTGAGGAACTTGCCGACCACTGGCAGATAATTGACGTGTTCAGGTACGGTGCAGAAGCCGTCATACTTGGGGACGCTGCCGATATAGTCCTTGCCGTAGTCTTGGCGCAGGGTCTCGTTGTTCCATGCGATGCGTTTCCTCACATAACCGCCATTCAGACGGGGCTGGTTCACTAACTTGTAGAGGGTTGTACCCACACGGATAAACTCCTCCTTTGCCATGCCGCTATCTGATGGCGGTCGGTGGCTGTCTTTTGATTCTTTGGCTGTCATTTTCATTCGATTTTAGCTTGATTAAATGTCAGCCACAAAAGTATAATCATTTATTGGATAGGCTGATACGCAAAACGCAGCAGAATGGGGAATAAAATGCTTTGGAACAGGAAATTCAATGCTTCGGGTCGCAAAAACGGATGTGAGAACAAAAAGCAATCCCGAAGAAGCACCACTCTAATGGCTGTCTCTTCGGGATTGTAGTATTCATCTGTATAAATGACGGCGCACTTATGCAATTATCCGAATACATTGTTAGCAATGGGAATACGCATAGATTTCATTATTTCATGTCGTCACATTGAGATATTTCATGCTTGATACTTAGAACTTTTCATACTGTTTATACCAAGCGAAAAGAAAATGTTTGTTTTCTCTTTTCGCAAGTACAATTTTTCAAGGATGGCTTTGCGCACCTGTTTCGCACCAAAGGTATTGATACGGAAAGCAAGTGCCGATATCATCGGGAAGCCGAACACATCGGCATTATATCCGTTCTCCAACCGGATATATTTCTGCACCTCATATGCTTTCAGGACGCCGCTTTTATACACGGATCTGACTGCGGCACGGAGTGTCGGGGCGATTACCCTGAACAGCTCTATAAGTTCCGGTTCTGACATCCAAACACTTCCATTCGGGGCATCTGGCAGTATTACCGTGCCACATTCTGCTATTGCTATGACAACTCTTTTCATACTCATGCCATTGTTATACCGTTAAACGCCTTGCTCAGCTTGTTCCCGAACATCGTCAGGTCGTTGTCGAGTTTCTGCGTGGTTATCTTCGTGTAGATTTGGGTCGTGACAATGTTCGTGTGTCCCAATACACGGCTCACGCTTTCGATAGGCATCCCCTTGGTCAAAGCCAAGGTTCCGAAGGTATGTCTTGCTGAATGGTAGGAGATTGCCTTTTCGATACCACATTCCTTGATAACCTTTTTCAACTGCTTGCACATCGTCCAGTAGTTGATTTCACCGAATACTGACTTGCCGTCTGAACGGTTCTTGTGCCGTTCGATAATTTGTAGAGGGATGTCAAGCAGCTTTACCTGAAAAGGCACATCGGTCTTGTGACGTTTGCCGATTATCCATTTCTCGCCGTTTACCTCCACTATCTCATCCGTCGTCAGCTCTTTCATGTCCACGAAGCTCAGCGCGGTGAAGCAGGCGAAGATGAACAAGTCCCGGACAAGCGTGAGCGTGGGGCTTTCAAACTCATGTGTCATTACGGTCTTTATCTCGTCTTCCGTCAGATACTCTCGTTCCTTTACATTCGGGTTGATGTGGAACTGCGCAAACGGATTTCTCGGTATCAGTCCGTTATAGTGTGCTCGCATCACGACACCTTTCAGCCACATACAGTGCAGCCAAATGGTAGCGTTCTTCAATCCTCGTTCTACCGTCAGATAGGCGGCAAACTCCTTGATAAAGTCGGGTGTCAGTTCCAACATCGACATATCGTTTCGTTTGTAGAATGACTTGATAAAGTCGGCAACATAGTTCCTTGCCCTTACCATCACCTTGTATGTGCCGATGCTGCGGTCTTTTCCGGCACGTTTCAGAAAGTTGGCGCAGTCCTTGTCGAATGCCTTTATCAGTGTCTCATACTCGCTACCGATACCTTGATAGGCATTGCGTACCATTTCAGCCGTTACAAATGCCTCCCGGTCGGAAATGCGCTGGTAGTGTTTGATGATTTGCGCCTTGATATTGTCAAGCGCGAGGTTGATGTCCCGTGCCTCGCGGCTCTTCCCTTTCGCCTTGTTGCCTTTCACGTCCCAAAGCGTCTTGGGAATGCTCTGCTTGCAACTGAACTGTGCCACAGTCCCGTTGATTGTAACCCGTCCCATAATGGGGACAATACCGTTTTTCTCCTTGCTGCCGTTCACGTAGAACAGCACTTTGAATGTGCTTCTTGCCATACTCGTTTTTTTTGATTGCAAAGTTAAATATCAACGAGTTAGACCTTGTAAGCCAACCGAAGCCACAAGCTGCCAGTTTCGGTGTCATGTGTTAAAAATCACTTTCCGGCGGGTAACGATTTGAAAACCGTTCTGCTTCATAATTCCGCTTTCCTTTGCGTTACCCGCTTTTTGCCGCTGTCACCGTCTGGCTTCGTAAATGCCTTTTTACTAAGTCATTCGATGCCTTTTCTACCGTTTTTCAAGGTTATTCCAGAGATTTTATTTATTTTTGTATTGTTCAAAATCCTCATAAATAATGACTCAGGCAGAAACTTTAGAACTTTTGGTAGCCACACTCCAACAGACTAATGCCAATCAGTCTGAGTCCATCAGAAAGCTGACCCGGCAGAATGAACAGTTACAAAACAAATTGGATGAACTACTGGCTCAGGTAGCGTGGTTGAACCGACAACTTTTTGGTCGTAAGAGTGAAAAGTTATCCCGTCTGGACCCAAATCAGCTATCTCTGTTTGAACAGCCGGCCAATCCTTAGAACCGAAACCTTTGGAAGAAACTGTAGTCGGACAAACTACAACACCTATGGTTACTAAAAAGAAAGAACGGCAGAACCGTAAACTGCTGGAAGGACTTCCGGTTGTGGAAGTTGTCATAGAACCACAAGACCTGGATCTTACAAAGTATAAACGGATTGGCGAGTAACGTACGCGTACACTTGAGTTTGAACCGGACAAATTATATGTAAAGGAAATCATACGTCCCAAATATGGATTGAAAGACAATACCGCTTTACCCCAGAAATATTAGGGCGGTATCGTAATAGCCGATCTTCCACTATTGCCTATTTATAAGGGACTTCCAGGTGCCAGTCTGTTGGCAAAAATTCTCCTGCAAAAGTATGAGTATCACGTTCCATTCTACCGTCAGATACGGGAGTTCCATCACTTATGTTTGAAAATCCCGGAAAACACGCTTCATGGCTGGTTCAAACCCGCCTGTGAGCTGCTAAAACCTTTATATGATGAACTCAAGATGCAGGTATTGGCTGTTGATTACATCCAGGTGGATGAAACCACATTGCCTGTCATCATCAACAAGCAAAGCCACAAAGCTGTCAGGGAATACCTGGGGATGGTCAGGGCGGTAACTACTGGATTAGTGTTCTTTCATTATGATGACGGTTCCCGTTCACAGGAAACGGCACGGAATTTATTGGAACCATTTAAAGGATATCTTCAAAGTGACGGTTATGCGGCCTACAACATCTTTGAAGGTAAGGAAGGGGTGTTCCCTGTGGGTTGCCATGCGCATATCAGGCGTCATTATGAGACTGCCAAAGAGGAAATAAGTCTCAGGCTGAATACGTTCTGGCTGGCCAAAATACAGGAACTTTATCGGATAGAGCAGGCAGTCGACATACAGGGAATATCCCCTGAAATGCGAATGTCAAAAAGGCAGGAACAGGCTCTTCCTATTCTTGACGAGCTGGCGCAATGGATGGAAACTACCTATCCGAAAGTGCTTCCTAAAAGCCGGATGGGACAAGCCATCGCCTATGCCTATATCTTTTGGCCACGCACGAGAAATTACCTCAAAGACGGCAGGCTCAAAATTGATAATAATCTGGCTGAAAATGCAATCCGCTCAATAGCTTTATCGAAAAAAACTTCTTGTCTTGTGGAAATCATGAGGCGGCGGAAAACACAGCTGTCATCTGTTCATTGTTGGCATCATGCAAAGCATCTCAAGTTAATCCCAGAGAATGGTTTACCGATATAATTGCCTGGTTACCATATTACACAAGGGATAAGGGAAAAGACTTAAAAGAGTTACTACCCAATTACTGGAAACTGAGAAACTCCAAAGAAATCTAACAATACTCTAATGAAAAGAGAATCGCTATAAACTTATTAGATGTATATAGCAATTCTATAATTTATGCGGGGAATTTATCGGGGACTTACATTAATAAGTGGGAAACTAATAATCATAGAATCAAGTTGCCAAAGAGAAAATGATATAATAAATTTATCAGGAAACTTCTATTAGTCAGTTTATAAAGAATTCTATTGTATTAGTCAAGTTGTTAAAATGATTAAATGTTAATTAACTAAAAGTAAGGTTGTATTCTTAATAAAATATATCTGTAAATAATCTATGACTATTGATAATGGTTATAGATTATTTACAGAATAGAGGAGTGTTATTACTTATAATCCATTCTGTTTGTAGTTTTAACATGTTGTTCTTTGGTGTTTTTAGCAATCAATTTTTGTGAGATTTTTTGATCAGATCCATCAAATTCTTTAAATTCATTTGCTTGTATTTGCCTTTGGATTTTTAATTTATCAAGAATTATGGGATTGTCATAATATTTCATTGTAAGAAGAAGGTTTTTATTAAGCATTGCAAATCGTAGTATTTTATTTTTGATAACTTGTAGTGCTTTATCAATTAATGGCATGTTCTGCTTGATGTCTAAATCAACAAGAATGTAAGTAAGCATAAATATTCTCATTTCGTTTCCTTTTGGATTATTCATCAAATCTTTAAGTTTTGATTCAAATACACGTGTTAAATTCTGTTGACAGATAGCATCGTAAAAAAATGCTTCAATTATAATGGGGATAAAATTTGACACTAAAGAAACCAATGCTTCTGTTTCATTTTCTTTATTATTATCAAAAGACTTAGAATCTTCTACTAACATAAAACCTAAATAACAAGAACCATTTAAAATGTACTCAAACATTTCATCTGCAATTTTCAGCATGTCGCATGCGTTGCTATTTCTGTAGACTCTAGCTAAAACAAAAATAATGCGTTCAACAATTGCCGCATCAATATCTATCTGATCATACAGACATTTAGGCTTTACTTCAGTTTCATCAATGGAAGAGATACTAACTGGCAAATAATCAAACCCATCCCCTTCGTCATTAGGCATTTCTGCCAATTTATTTAGCAAATTACCTGTATGTTTAAAATCAGAACTTGTGATCTTCAATTGATTAGATAAATGTGAATCTAGATTCTCATAGTCAGCCTTGCTAGTAATAGGATACAAAATCTTTTTAGCACTATCAAAGACTTCTGAGATTGTTTTTTCATCATCTTTGCAGAATCCTGCATATAATTCTAATTCATTTCCAAAGGAAAGAATGTAGTTTTTAAAAGTTAATACATCATTCTTAAATTTTTCATTTTCTTTCATTCTATAGGCTAAGAAAAACTCAAAAACCCCTTTCAATCTAATCGTGAATTTGGTATCTGATTTAATCAAAATAGCTTTTTCTAAAAGATAACGAATTATATCCCAAGATGTATCTGTAAACTTCTTATGATCGTTCCTATATTTTTCTGTAAATTGAATAAGTTCAGATTCATCTATAGCGTAATTATTCATTAAAATATGCTGAGCAAGAGCTGAAAGATAAGACTTTAAATCATCGTAGCTGACTTTGTTGTCAGGGTTAAGAATATAATTTTTCTTATCTAATAGTTCATCAATATATAGCTGAATAAGGTCAAAATTATTATGGATATTGTGTTCATCTGTTTTTTCAAATATCCATAGAAACAGAGATGTTGTCCAATAATTAAGTGGAATATGCATCTGTGTAAAAATTTGAATAATCTTTTCTTCTGCTTTCTTTTTCTTTTCCACAGAAATATTTGGCCAACTAAGTGTGAGTTGATGAACTTCACGATAGGTTATGTCATGGATATAGAACTTCTCAATTGCATAGTCTTGGAAGTTAATAAGGGAACACTGCTTTGAAATTGACTCTGCGCAAGTTGCAACAAATCGAGCATGAGGAAACATCTTAAGCTGTGTTACCAATAAATTTGTGAAATTATTATCTGTTGGATTCAGGTCGTCAACTAATAACAATAGAGAATACTCATTAAAAAACGATTCGCATTTTTTCGTATTTATTTCAAGATAATTTCTTAATACCTTCTTCAAATCAAAGGTTTTGGCTTTATACAATTTATAGTCCAAATAATACGGGATGACTTTTCTATTCAAACATTCCTTTATACTATCTATTTGTATCCAGCGTAACAATGAAGTTTTACCTTTTTTATTGTAACCAAAAATAATGGCAGATTTATCATTTGATATAATTTGTGGTAAAGAGACTTGCTCACCTTCTTTTTGAGTTGCTATAATTTCCTGAACACTTTTGTTCTTAATAATAGGATTGTTAAACAATTTCATAAAGTCCCCAGAATTGCCTGATACAAATAACTCATCAGCAATTTGGAGGGTTTGTTCAAATCTCTTTCGTAAGAGTTTTCGGAAATCATTAATTTCTTTTTTTGCCTCTGATACAGGAATCGCAAAAGATTTTGGGGGCATATCAATAAAATTACCATCAACCATTCTAACGTGACAAACGGAACCTTCATATGTAGATTCATCAATTTCAATAATAGAATAGCCGTATTTTGATTCCTTGTCCCATCTATTCATAGAGGCAAACGCTGAAATATGAAGTAGTCCGACTTCTGCATCATGATTTGTATTAATTGACGCTTTGTGATAATGCCCCGTAAATAGAATGTGACATTTTTCATTTATTTCATCTTCAATATCTTGAGCTACATAGTCTCGGTAGTCACTAATATTATGATGTTGATTACAAATAATCAGATCACATTTCTGCACCTTTGATAGGGCCTCTTTTACAAGATAGACAGGATATAATAGATTACCACGATCCTTTACTGAATCAGTGCATCTCCATGCAGAATTAAATGAGACAACTCCTATAGTAGTATCATGCAAATTTATAACATCAGTATAATAAAGAAGAGAATTATTATTACTGCCATAAAATGTAGTAATAAAAGAATTGTAGTTTTTAAAATTATCAAGGCTACATTTACATTGCTTTTGGTCTTGACAAAATGTATCTAACTCCTTAATTGTAGAAATACTATCCAATTGATTACGAACCATAGGCATTTCTTCACCTCTTTTTAAATCATGATTTCCTGGGGTAATAATTACTCTTTTATTGTCAAGATTTAAAGTTTTGATCAATGGAGTGAAAAGGACATCTGAAGCATTGTTTAAAATATCAGCATTTGACGCCTCAAAAACAAGGTCTCCAGAAAATACAATAATATCTATAGATTGTTTCTGTAAACTGTCACACATTTTTCTGACAATATCTTCGTAATCATTAGAATGATCTTTTTTATAATGAAAGTCTGAAATATGAAGAATCTTTATCATAATTAATTTAATTGAAAGGATATATATAACCCTAGTTAATAGATTTATAATTATTAATGGATATTATCGATAAGTTTAGGCTGTTCCATAACCAATACTTATATAATTTACTTTTCTAATGAAATAGGAAATTTATTTTAATGGCCATAACAAGTCTTTCATATCTACTTCTAATGTTTCTGCTATTTTGAGCAACATTTCAAGTGAAGGCTGTGAGGCGTTTGTGCACCATTTGGAAACGGTAGCTTGATCTTTGCCTAATTGCTCCGCCAACCATTTATTGGTACGTTTTTTCTCTGCCAATACTACTTTCAAGCGATTTATGTCTCTTTTCTCTTCCATAATGAATCTGTTGTATCATTGATTAGGGCAAAAATAATCAAAAGGTCTGGATCTCTCAATAAAATTTCAAGGAAAAAGAAAAATGTATTTGCGAATTACACCAAATATTTTCATAAATAAGAAAAATTATTGCGGTTGGTCAACTCCGTATCTTCAACATCAAGTTGGTCCTAACTGATGGGTATAGAGTATTACCGGACAAAATCAGTATCGTTGTTCATTATGAGGTATGGAAGCATCGGCTATAACCATCTGTTATGTTCTTGAAAGGATAAGTTTGGAGCAAGTGCTTTCGACAACCATTTGAGCTTCTTGGTCGAAACAGTTTTATCGTGCAAAGGTATTGCGGACAGGAGAAATGCCAAGTGGTACTGACATTTTCGATTGGAGGGCTTGACGGCAGCCTTCCACAAATTTTCTCGTACCTCCAAAATTGGGGTATTCCGTCCGCACTCTCCGACCTCACACTTGCCTTATTCTCCCTTTTGTCCGCAAGGAATTTTCGCACGAAAAATGGTTTTCCCGACCAAGAGGCTCAAAGGAGCTTCACAAGAGGGAAAAGAATTGAAACCCAAAAACGAAATGATTATGCGAGTAAGAAGAATGACAATCGAGCAAGATATGGGGGCTGGACTAAGCCATTTCCCAAACTTCCACAAGACCGGGAGTGTGAGAGGCATGAGAAAGCTCTATTATGGCAGCAAGTACCTGTTAGTACACTGTGGGAACTACATATATAATGTATCATCCGAGGCGCAGATTTATTATCAAGCAACCTTTTAAAATTGTAGCAATATGGACTATCAGGAATTTTTAGGAGCAATAATCTCCGAACAAGACAAGGCTTTCGCCCAAGAGTTCGCCAACTTTGTAAATGGACAGATGTGTCCCGCCGACCAGACCGGCAAGGAACTGACCAGAGCACACCGCTACCTCCAGCAGCAGATGTTCAAAGTGTTCATCTGTTTTATGCGCCAGTTGGCATACAACTATAAGCAGGGTGCTTGTGATGAACGCAATGCGTGGGCTTCACAACTTGCATCGGAAGCGTACACTCATCTGATTGAGAGTGAAATCATTTATGACCCCAATTTCAAAAAGTAAGAGCAATGAACGATACAGATTTCCCGGAATACGGACGGCAATGTGAACTGATAACTCCATGGCGTGGCTATCATCGTAGCACAATCATCGCCAGGACTACAAGAGGCTTCGTTGTGCAATTCAACAGTGGCGCAGAGGTAGAAGTATATGAGGACGAAATAGAACTTGATTGATATGTGTAGGTTAAAGATACCTCAACTGGAGGAAGCCTTGAAAGGTTTTCCTCTTTACTCCCAAGACGGCAAGGGGAAAATGCCGTTTGTTGTGCGATTTTTGCTCTCGGTGGCATCCTAAGGATCCTTCGTTCGTGTTTCTTGATGAGGATACTAACTCGCAGGATGCCAATAATGAAAGAATCATCACTGGGAATCTGCTGAATTTTCTGTAAAGAAAGGATTGTCAAAGAGAATACCCATGACGAGTGCACAATTCGTCATGGGTATTATTATGAGTTGATAAATAAGCAATTGATTGCTGGTGGAAAATTATTTTTATCAACAGGCGGAATACGATTAATAGACACAATATACCGATTATACTCCTTCACCTTTTTAATTAGAACAAGCTCCTTGAGGTTTTAGTCTGCGATTTTCTCACCAATATATCCTATGTAAAAGATTTGTTCAGATTCATTTGGACAAAAGTGTATTCGTCCCGCACTAGGTGTAAAGCGTGAATGCCAAGAGCAGAGTCTGGTTTTTCCATCTAAAAATAATATTTTCAATTGTGGCAATCTGCTGCGTGTCTCTGATTCCGGTGTCGTTTTATATTTGAACTTTTCCGGTGAGATAGATGAGGTGGAGTTAGCTGCCACTCTTTCCAAATCCAATAATCTCCAATAAACTTGTTGTACAACAACCGGATCTTTGATTTTCTCAAGCTGATTTGATGCCTGTTCTGCAAATCTAAGATGTGGAAATAATTTGGCAGAGCGTTTCGCTAATACTTTCCCGTTGGTTGGTATATTAATTTTTTTGAGGAGAAAATCCCTATGCGTCTCGACTTCATCCGGAGAAACCACATGCTTGCATCCGGATGTAAGCGGTAGTTCATTTCCATCTTCATCCAACAAGTTTATATCTACGTTGTAACTTCCATTGTCCCAAACGTTTTCTTGCCTGAATCCTAAAGCAAGTGTATTTTCCATTGATTCCGAGGCCCATCCCAAACCTTTACATGGTATCTTATTATAAGAGAATTCCAATACATTGTACTTGTCTTCAAGATTGTCAATAGGTTCTAAAGTGCACAATTTATTAATCAATACGGACTTTAAATCCTTGCCAATTACTGTTTCATTATTCAAGATCCTATTCCATGTCTGCCCAGGAAGTATTCCTTTTTTCATTATTTCATTTGTCATACGGACGTTTGAAACACCTAATTCCGACATTTTATGCAAGCACTTGCCCAATAACAAGAAAGCATCTTGAGCCTCTTCATTGTTTGAGAAAACTCTAACACTCAATTCATTAAGATATGCGTCCATATTTTTAGTCAATTAGTTGAGTTAGTACATCATCCCAACTGTCAAAGAAATTTTTAGGACGCTCGTTTAATTTCCCTTCATCCGTGATTTGAATTTCATTAATATAAGTAACCTCTATATCATCGTCTGTACCAAAGTCTCTTTGGACAAAGATTACATTCAAATCTTCTTGTGAAATAACTCCTTCTTTCCTTGCCAGCCTTAAACTGTTCAATATATGGTCACTGTGTGATTCTATTATAATTTGTACCCCTTTTCCAGCAGCTAATGCTATCAGTTTACCCAGTTCTACTTGTGCGGCCGGATGCAGGTGTGCTTCTGGATTTTCAAAAATAAGCAGATCGCCCACCTTTGCCCTAAGTAAGGCTACAATGACAGGCAAGCAATAGGTAAAGCCAAAACCGACTTGTAAAGCCGAGTATTTCTTGCCTTTCGTTCCCGCTATACCATATTCAAGCCTGATCTTGTCTTTGTCTATTTCAGTCGTATTTGCTTTCAAAGCAGGGACTTGCATAATTTGGGCCATCCACGCATTCACATTTTCTGTCAGTTGTATCTGTTCTTCTTTCAAGTTTGGATGTCTCATTCCTTTTATTCCGATCTCCTCATTTACAGATAATGCGTTGTTCAGGTAAGCGGGAGTAAGTTCCCCCTGTATACCTAATGAAGTATTGTATGCCCTAGTCTCCGATTTGTTATATTGGGCTTTGGGGCCCCACCGCTCCGCTTCTAGAAATATGAATCTGTCATCAAATAAAGAAAGCCCGTGGATATCGCTGCCGGTATATGTATAATCGACCTCCTCACTTTCGGATTCACTGGTGTCCAGTCTCCATTGATATTCATTTCCACTATCCTCTTTTATGGATATGCATACACTTTTTTCTTCGGCGAATGTGTAACATATAGCTCCGGCAGATTCCAAGTTGACAAAGTCATGCCTTAAGCGTAATTTTTTCTTCGGGTTGGATAAGTACCCCAATTCATAGTTCTGTTTGAGGAATAGCAATGATTGTATAAGGGTGGATTTCCCCATGCCATTTACACCTGTAATCAAAGTTAGAGGTTTTATGTTGAAAGATTCTTCTTCAAAAACCTTAAAGTTCTTAAGTCTTATTTCCGTTATCATAATAAACTAAGTAAATTTCATGATAAAATTATTCATTGTATCAAATCGTTTACGGACAGCTTCTTTTGAAGTCTTTCGTAGTTCTTTTCCGCATAAAAAGCCTTCTCCCTCGAAAAGCTGTTTGTATTTCTCTGTAAACTGGTCTGACTGTCGAAGCAAACTCTGATATTCATCATCGTTCAACTGGGATATTGTATAAGAAAATGCATCAAATAAATTCTTGTTTATACGTTTCCGTGTGGCTTTGATATTGATAAATGTAATGTCCCTAAGTAGGTCGTAACAGCGTTGCATTACAGTTTTGAATCTGGCTGTCTCCCTCTCAAAGTCATTTTCAAACAATGAAGAAAGAGCATTCATCCCTTTATCTAAGAAATCGTCCATGGTTTCTGTGGTATTAAAGAATTCCCGAAGAAGCCTGAAGGCGAAATATCTGCATACAAGTTCTCGATCAGACATTCCTTTTTTACTCATCATTTTATGGGTCGCTTGTAGAAATTCGGAAGATTCTGCCAATTCAGCAATGCACTTTGACACAGAATTTTGAAAAAAAGCATTTCGTAGTTCCTCTCTGTTACGTTGTTTCCCTATCTTGTTTATTCTCTTGAAAATGTTGAACTTTACAGCATCGGGAGTACCGGGGTTGATAACATAAGCTACTATGTTTGTTGATTCAATCCGGCTTCGTAAGTAAAAAGGGATGGAGGAAAAAGACATTCCCTCACATTCTTTATTGAAATATTCCAATCCTTTTAATACGAATTCATTTTGAAGGAACTTATGGAGCGAACTGATTCGTTGTACCCCATCGATTATTGTCCATGGAGTTTTGCTTCCATCTAAGTATATTAGCTGGATGGGTAAATTTGCCATAATGGATTCTATAAACGAACTTCTTTCTTTGTCATTCCAGATATTTGACATTCTTGGCAGTTCCTCTGTTTCAGGTATACATAATTTACCCGTTTCAATCATTTTTTCTAGTTGACTGACGGATATGTATTGTAACCTGATGTCTACGTCATCAGGGTTGAACGATTGAGGGAAAACGTACTCTATTCTCATTATAATCCTAATTTTCAATTAGCCTATATATACCAGTTTAGGCAAAAATACAATAAAAAAATCATGTTTGTCCCCTTGTCTTAGTAATATTCTGATTTTTTTTGCAAAATAGAAACATTAGTCTCCTTAATTTTCAGAGCAGGTGAGCAATCACGCAGATAAATTGGTATCCTTACTTAATAGTTTTCTTCCATCAACTTTAGAGTAGTAGTTGATAGCAGTTTTCGATTCCAACCTTTTGATATGATTTCTTGAGTATAATATAACATTGTTATCATAACCCAACTTGTGTATCAAGGTTAATGATGTTTTATGCTCGATTTTTTGATTTGTCATCTTCTCAATCTTTTCCAGTTATAAGTTCTAGTTTGTCAATGTTAGGTAGCGTGGTAATGTTGTCTGCATACAAATCTAACCGGGGTACCTGGGGACACAATTTGCTTGCGGTAGTGGAATTTTTCCCAGTTCCTCAACAAGTCACTTAGCCGTTTACCTCTTTTCTACGCTTATCACTTTGCTGTGAATTATTTTTTGTTGGCAAAACTCTTTAGTATAGACACAAAGATATATATACTATTCAGAATGTCATAACTTCTCCATAAATATTATTTTGTACAGTTTTGTTTTACTTATAATTCATGCCTTTATCATACTTTGCGGCATTGCTGCATGAAGGAGGTGGGCATGCCAAAACAGATTTTTTTTTGAGCCATTCATGTAAAAAGAATATACAGTATGTCATCTGATGACTTTTAATGACATCTGATGACACTGCTTTTTATGTTTCGGATATAAAGCGGTTCTTTGTCGTGTAT